ACATCCTCGACCACCTCTTCGACATCCTCGACATCCTCGACCACCTCTTCGCCATCCTCGACATCCTCGACCACCTCTTTGCCATCCTGGACATCCTCGACCACCTCTTCGACATCCTCGACATCCTCGACCACCTCTTTGCCATCCTCGACATCCTCGACATCCTCCATAGAATCTTGGATCCATGTTGTCAAGTCTTGGAGAAAGGTTGTGGTGGAGGCAATGGATCGTCCGGAGAAAATGCGTTGCATGTCGGCGGCGGCAGTGCCGTTTTGTATGTCTGTACGGGCTTGTTGAATTTTCTGGTTGAATTTTCCGACACGAAAGAGGGAGAGATCTTGGTGGGAGACAAACACGATGCCTTTGCGTGCAATAATGGTGACATTAGGGTTGTTGTTGTCGTCGGTTTCCATCGTATTGAAAATACGGGAACGAAAGTAATCGTCTTCGTTCTCGAGTCCGGGTGGTGCAACGAGAACGGAGACGCATCCGGACAAGACTGCAAAGATTAAGAACATGGTATTCGGATCATAACAGTAAAAAGTGTCGCATTCTCGAAATACATCACGGATTTGATCATTCGGGGTACCATCAAGTGGATGGGCGTATTCCGGGTGAAGAAATAGGTCCGAAGTCCACGATTCTCCCCACCACAACGGACCTTTTTTAATCAGAAAACAACAACGATGACCTCCGGCTTCGTAACAAGGTGTCGAATAGATGGGATCGAGCCATGGCGTGCATAGATTCTTCTCTTCCGGCTTCAGAGAAGGTTCCCAATGCCTCCATAAATCATGGGGTCCCCAATTTATTTTCGCATGTTCCATGGACATTTCTATCCCGAGCGCAAGAAGGATCCATCGGACACACCATCGGGCGCCTAAAGGATTCTGCGCGACGGTCTCTGGATACACCGCGATGATTCGTTGCTGAATCTTTGGAAGGAGATCTTGCACCCGAAGAAAGAGATTGCAGAAATCGTTTCGGTAAGGATTCTGTCCAATCACAAATAAACGGGCTTGAAACAATGGATGATCCAGATCATTGATGATTTTTGCAAGATTGTGTAACACCACATACCCACCAACTTTTCTATCCTCAATGGGATGGGTATAGATAACAATAAGATATTTCTTGACCGACAGACTCTGTTGATATTCTCTTACAAGCTCTTCTTTCGTTTTATCGGTAGTGTTAGGAACGTTCGGGTTATTACGAAAAAAAGATTCTCGATCATTGATAAAACCTATTCCTCTGCTGGTATGAAAATCGTACAATTGCTTTGGAGTCCTTACATATTTGATTCGCACTTGTAAATTATCTGGAGGCCACCCGTTCTGTCTGCAAAACTCTGCATAATCCTCCTCTTCCTCTACAAACACCGGTACCGTTGGTGCCGGTGCTGGTGCTGGTGCCGGTGCCGGTGCTGCTGTAGGATGGTGATAAATACGGTTTTCTTTTTGTCCGTAAACGATAAAGTGTCCGATACATTGATCTGCAGTCATTTGTCGGAGATCGGGATGAAGTGAGCGGTACACCAAGGGATCAAAATCAAGAGGAAGAATATCTTTTAAACAATACTTTCGTCCCTCGGATTTGCCGTGTTTCAGATAATGATTTTCCAACGATATCCGTGACATATATCTCAAATCCTTGTGCAGTAACCGATACTCACGAACATTGAAATCATCAGGAAGAAGACAAGATTTGGTATCTTTATCTTTATCTTTATCATGTTGTTGACGGCTCATTTTATTATTATAATTTATTTTAGAAATTTAGAAATTTAGAAATTCAGATAATAAAATGTATAATTTTGGATATGCTTTCGTGTTTTTTTTCCCGTTCGTTTTATTCAAAGAAGGTGGGATGTATCCCTTACATCCGATTCCGAAAACAATTCATCACCTTGTTGCGCCCACATCGTATGCCGAGGATACTTTATTCACAAATTTATTAACAAACAACAATGAAAAAAATATCATCGGAAATATAAAATTTGGGTTTGGTGGTGGTTCTGCCGAGGATGTCTCGACAATGACGACGACGGTCTCTTTACCGAAATTATTGGAAGAAGAACAAAACCATTTGACCAACGTTTTTCCCCGTTTCCACCCGTTTAGCATGTTTCATTATCAGCGGTACTCTACGAGTCCTTACGCCTCCAAGATGTCCTATCCACAGTTTTGTTTGCTGGAAGAAAAGATGAGTGATATCGTGTTTGCCTACCTCGGCGACCAGAAACGTCAGTGGTGTATTTTTCTAAGCCCAGAATTCCTTTACAGCGATTCCATCAAAAGCTACGGATCCACAGAGGTCCTCAAAAAAACGTTATGGATCACACCCTCCATTGAAATCGGAAACCCCGACGTCGTTGTGGTCGACAAGATGATTGAATTTGGCACCTAATCCAATTTGGATGACGTCAGGGTTATAAACCCATCAATATCTTCCAATTCAAGGGTTCGTTTATAAACGAGTTCCGGGTGATCTTCGTGAAACACGAGATCCATCTCCCTGTACCTTTCGGTATCCTCGCGACCGAATTCAATGCCACGGATTCGACTCATCCAGCATCCGATGGTACTCGCCGAGCCCACATTAAATATTCCCCAGGACACCGTTTTATGATACGCCAAGGCCTCGTGGATATGCATACCGATCGTGCTCCGATAGTTTTTGTCGGAAAGATGGCATCTCTCCACAATCTCTTTTTCAACACGGCGGTACGTTTCCAACATGTCTTGGGCGCCACATCGTTCTCGGTAACCGACCTCGAGGGTTTCCCAGTCGTGGCGATGATTCAGAAAAAAACCTTCCAAGACAAAACGGGCGTCGGGACATATCCCGAGAATACGGTCAATGATCCGGGTTATCTTATCAACCTGTTGGGGATCTTCGTGAACGCCACATCGCAGTACAATAAGGATGACAGGAGAAGGTTCTTCTTCGTTAAAGGGACACAGAGAAGTATTGACAAACGGGCTGTGAAGCTGTTGGATGCGAGGAATAAAGTCGTCAAGGTAAAACTGGAGAAAGTCGGTAAGGATGCGATAAAAATGGAATCCAAAAAGGATTCCTTTCCCGGCGTACCCGTGGATCGTCGTCTTCATATTTCCAACGTTCCGAGAACGAGAACGAGAAGAAACAGGATCCAAAAATTCGCGGATACCGAAAAAGTCGTGGTTGCCTACCCAGATTTCCTGGAGGACACTTTTCTCCAATAAACCCCGTTCCCAAAGACAATAAAGACCCGTCATTTCATTCACAAGGGCGTGACCAAGGTTATTGTGTCCTCCGACCAACAAGATAACTTTGGATTCGGATTCGGTTTCACTACACTTGGTGGAATGATGCATATGCATACGATACCCTTCTCCAACAATATCCAAAATGTTTCGGTTCACATTCTCATCCTCGTTGCAGTACCACAACCTTCCTTTGCCGTTTTTGTAGGAGAAGACATACCGTGGAATGGTCTGCATGACCGTCATTCCACAACCAAGATCCAGTCCCAGGATGCATTGTTCCTTTTCGAAATGGTAATGGGCAAATACACAGGGATCCGGAACACCAGTGGATTCATCAATGACATAATGACACGATACGCGGTACTCGTCCGAGGTCATGGTGGTGGAGGACGTTGACGAAAATGGATCGCGGATCCGGAGGCATCGTTCATGAATGGCCGTTTCCAACCAATCCAGTGTATTGCATAAGGTTCGAACATAACGCAGGGCTTGTTGAACCGTCGGATTTCGTTCATACTTGGGGAAGGGAAACGTTTTGTGGATACCACGTATACATCTCGTGAATAACTGTTTTCCCTTTTCTTTTTGAACCGTTTTTGGGAAAAGATCCTTGACCAAATGATGCATATCCACCGGGTACATCTCCTGGAGCTCGATACCCTGGATATCAATGGAAAACATGCGATCCTCTTTGGCACCGTACTGCATATAGTGTTGAATTAACCGACCGTCATTGTCCAAATGGCCAAGATCCGGATTTAAATATCTGTAAATCGCTGGAAAAAAATGTTTCATCCTTATTTGACCTTGAACAAATTATAAAATTAGAAAATTTTATAAATTTTTTTATGGTCCTGCACGGAATCGAACCGTGATCGGTGGATTCAAAGTCCACAGTACTAACCGTTATACTACAAGACCACTTTTTTCTACACCAACACAATCCACACAACCCTTATACACTATATCGAGTCTCTTTAGATCATTTTCTGATCATCATGGAATGGTGGATGATCCAGAATTGTATGGCGGTATCGATTTCTTGAGTGGGATCCAATGGGGTGTGGGGATCGCGGAAGCCAATATTATTCATGACTCGTTTTATAATTTGAAGGCGACAGTTGTCACAAGACTCTGAAAACGTTCTTGTGGATAATGTGGTCGGTATCGTTGGGAAACAGAGGATGCACTGATTCGGGGTAGGTTGATGATTCAATTTCCAGAGATAGTGGGACATGGAGAGAACATGATTCAATAATGCAGATGGTTTTGAAAAACGGATATATTGCATGGAATCATTAAAACAGTCGAGGCATAGACATAAATCGGAGGATTCCTCCTCCATCACGTCAGACCCGCATCCGGTGCATTCCTTCTCCATTTTTTTCCTTTTCAGGAGAAGAAAAAGAGACGTCCTTTCATTTTTTTTTAAAAATGAAACGAACACAGATTGGTGTGGATAAGTAAGATTCCAAGATTGATTATGAATTTTCCGATATTTCAGTGTACATTCTATTGGTCCCATGTTGCCCGTCTTGCCCGTCGAGATTGTGCGTCTCATTTACGAATTCGACCCCACGTTCCGATGTCTGTACTCTACGATTATTCAAGAACTGGTGTACACCGAAACGGTCGAAACCACGACAGGGTGTACAACTCGGATCTACCCCCACACGAGACACCACCTCCATTATTACCGTTACCGGCTTGTCAACGATTGTTATTACGACCCCCAGGGTCGACTCCACGGACCCCATAAAACGAATCACTGGCACACCGGTCATCTCCAGCGCCTTCAAGTCTTTCATCATGGCGAATTGCTAATGACCTGCTGTTTTTTCGAGGACGGAAAGAGTTTATTTAGTGTGACTTATTATCAGAACCATCGTCGTTATGGACCGTACATTTCCTTTCATCGGGACGGAAGGGTCCGAGAAACGTGCTGGTTTTTGAAGGATAAACGTCAATCATGGATTGGCGAACCGTAGTATTTTTTTTTTAAATACTTTTTTTTTTCATTGATAAACAAACAATAATATTAAAAATGCCACCACCACCACAACAATCACATTTTTTTCAAGTACAACAAGGATTTCCTTCTCAACAACGACAACAACAACTACGACAAGCAGTATTTAAGGTATCATCTTCTGATGGGGTAACTCAACGTCAAGTTTCTAAAGCCTTTGGCAACGAAGGACAACAGTCGTTTTTGCCAACCGTTACCGAGGTGACAGATGAGTACCCAAAAATAATGAACCTATGTAATAAACTGGCCGATTGCCCATCCTTTGCAAAGGCATGGCCCATTGTTTTAGAATTTCTTAAACCTTTGTTGAGAGAAAAAATTCATCAAAAGTTTCTCCTTAATTTAATCAAGACCGCCTTAACACCCTTAACGAAAAAGGAAGTTGAAGATTTATCAAAAATTGGCCAAGTATTTCAAACACAACTACGACAACAACGAGGACAAAAACATATCAAGGTTACAATTCCGACAAAATGGGATCGGACTGATAAACCAAAAGTATTAAAAGCCAAGTCGATGTTTGATCACGCCATGCAATATCTTTTTATAGAACTCGTAAATAAAAGTAATTACCAAATACTTGACAAGAAAAAAAAAGAAATGAATCTGGATGATATAGATTTTAATACCGTATATCCGTTGAAACAAGATACGTTCCAAACTACGTTACACCAATCAGTCAACATAACATCATTATTGACTGCCAATCCAATGGCTGATCTTATGAAAACATTTCGCAGGTTTCTTTCCTTGTGGAAACGCGATTATGCGCCTTTACATATTGGAAATCCTTTAGATGTCAAATGGTACGATCTTCCTGGAAACCTTTCCTCTTTATATGCCTATTTAGTCACGAATCCTCATCAAAAGAACAAGTACATAACAGGATCCCTTCAACAACAAGTACGAGGAACAGGACAAGAAAAACAGAATAAGGAACGTACAATGTTGATGGAAGATATCGAGAATTTGATCAAAAAAATGGAACAGACGGAAGAAAAAAAGACGCTAAATACAAGATATCAGAGATTATTACATCAAGATGAAACATCTCTTCCACCAGTTAAGGAACTATTAAAAGATGTTTCGAAGGCGGTTTTAAAAAAACAACAAAAAAAAACAAAACAACAAAAACAATGAAAAAAAAAAAGTGTTTTTTAATCTTCTTCTTTCGATTAAAAAAAGTAATGGCCACAAAAGTCATTGTCACGGGTAAAATTTCACTTGTTATTCAATTTCTTATTGGAGGAGTCGATACCTATGCGTTGACGCTTCCTCGTTCGCATGACGTATTGTTACGGGATTTGCTCAAAGTCGAATTGGGGGTACAAATCGTGGAATTTATATTTTATTTGTGGATGCTTCGACAATGGAAATCCAACCCAAAAAATAATTTGAAACGTATTTTACGGTTTCGATATTGTGACTGGTTCATGACGACCCCAACCATGTTAATCACGTTAATGGCCTTTTTAGGTGGAGCACCACAACAATCCTTGTTTTCCTTTATTCAACAACATTGGAATTTCATAACGAATGTCTTGTTCCTTAATTTATCCATGTTGTGGATTGGTCTCCTGGGAGAATGGGGAACGATTCCTCAAGCGCATTCGGTCGTTTTAGGATTTATTCCGTTTATCATTTACTTTGGCATGATTTACAAACGGTTCGTTTTTACTAACAAACAGCTCCCTTCCTATAAAGTTCAAATGTTTTACTACTTTTTCATCATCTGGAGCCTCTACGGAGTGATTGGATTTTTTCCACCCGTGGTCAGAAATATCGGGTACAACATCTTGGATCTATTTTCCAAAAATGTAATCGGCGTGGTTTTATCCTTCCTGTTAATTCAACGACCTCCCTCTGTCAAGTATTGATAGTTAGTTATTTATCGAATCGATACCGTCGAGGAAGAGCTCTGGAATTCCATTTCTTGTAAGTAGGTATAAATCTCCTTGTTGAGGCGCGAGTACGTCTGAAAGTGAGGACGAAAGATGTCATTCAGAGGGTAGGTATCATCAATAAAGTCCATAAGAAGGGTGCGCTGGTAGGCAAGGATGGAAAACACATTTTTGATCCGCTGTAACGCCTTCAGATCCCCATTTCCTCTCCACGAAAATAACGAAGGGGGCAGCATTCTTTTTTCCAAGAAAAGATCGCTCCACAAGATGCTCTGTTCATACCCAATGTTCGTAATACCGAGATTGGACATGTTTTCCAATAACGTTCGTGTCTTACCCCGGAAATGATCGACTACCGCCTCCAACCCCTTGGCGGTCAGATCAAGCTGTTCTCTCCACAAATAATCGACAAAGAGATTCATCCACTCTCCATACAACGCGGATTGGTACATGAGCATGCGCAACACACCGGTTTTGTCCATGGTGTTATTGTTGGCTCGGGAAACAAGGGACAGACACGGAAAAAGGGTACTAAACGGTCGCAAAATTCGGAAGAGCTTGCCGTTGGGTTGGTTCCACACACCGCGCTTATCATGATGTTGTTGCCAGGAACCCAATTCTTCGTACCGACCCTGGAGCCATTCATTCAACATTTTCCAGTAGGCCTCATTGTTCCGGAACCAGTGGGAGGTTTGCATACAAATGTCGTCTTCCATGAGTGTATGGAGGAGAGATCTAATGACCGTGACGACAATGGACAAATTAAAGTACATGGTGGACATGGAGAGCGTGGAAAGGGCCGACGCCATGCTGCTCCCGTAACCATGGTCAAGGATGCCGTTGGAAATCTTTTTATCGGAAGATGGATTTGAAAAAAGAACGGATTGAATAAGCAACGGGGACCATTCCCATTTACGGGTGCCGTTCATCCGTTCGAGGACGCCGCGTTTTTTCCACGAGTTGGGATAAATTTCCTGGTAAAAGAGCCGTCGGAGTCGTACGGCCTGTTCGGATTTGTTTTTTAAATGCCCTGCAAGAACGTTGGCCCCCTTGACGACATCGAGAGGCCCGGTCTGATCGGGGGTGAGGATGGGTGTGGTGACGTTCTTATTCATCCCTTTCCCACGGATCTGGATATTGGGAATCATAATCTTTTCCACCACCCCGATCAAATCCAGGAACCCTTGCAGATCCCCCCAAATATTCGCCACATGCAAGACGTCGTCCTCGTTGACGGCATCGTCCGTTGCCGCCATTGCCACGGAGGCATTAGGTATTACCATGATCATGGCTTGCATCCGAGGCTCCCACTCTTTCTGGTTGTAACAACGATACAAGAGATCCGAAGAAGGATCCCACGGGTTTTCGAATAAGGTATTGTCCATAAATAATTGGGTTGGTTTCTGTAATTTTAAACATATAGTGAAGGATATGTTTAGATATGTTTAGATATGTTTAGATATGTTCAAGTAAATAAATCATCCATGATGAACAAAAGGTGGATAATCAATCTGAATTTCACCGGCAACGGTCCAATTTTTCATATCCAATACACCTGGTATATTGTCTTGATTCAATTCAACGGTTTTTGTAAAATATTTTTTATGTAAATACGTGCACTCAAAAACATTAGGAATCCGTACGCCCTGATGATCTCTTACACCACAATGATTATTGCCGTGAAAGTGGATTAGATAATGATGTTTATTGATTTTTTGAAAAACCTCGTTTTCTTTTTCTGAAAAGGGGTTATGAAATTCCATCACGATTTGTTCGAATTTATTGAGTTGTTCATCCGACAAACTATTAATCCAAGGAATTTCTCCACCCTCAATGTCCATCTTGATAAAAATACCTTCTTTCGTCCCATCAATAATATCGTGTAAATTGGTCGTACGTTCGTTATTTTCATACCCTATATTTTTCTTTAGGAAAGAAATCTTAGGAATCTCTTTCGGTAATTTATCAATACTTCCATCCAATGCAAGTACTTTTTTAGTATCCGGATATTTCTTAATAAAGTCTTCTTCAAAAGAAATGTCGTCATTTATACCCCCTGCAATTAGTGTTGTATAGATGATTTCGGGTATTTGAACAATGATATATCCACCATCATGGTTTCTCCCAATACGTACTTTCGTAAAAGGAGATTTATAAACAGTTAACACACTGGGGTCCATTGTAATTATCTTTTTGTTTTATTATTTCTTGATTGTTTTTAAATAAAAAATATAATGTTTCTGGGCAAAGGGAACGAGGGATCGGTATGGCAGGATCCGAACAGTAGTCATGAAGCCATCAAGATACCAAAACATTCGTTTCGAATCCACCAACCCATCACTGAAAACGTGTTGAAAACTCTTCGAAAGACAGAGGTGAAACAAGAACAACAAAAACAAATGATTCACAAACCCGTCAAAACCAACCAACAAATCGAGTTCTTGTTTAACCGTCTTGCCCAAAAAACGGGCAAACAGTACCGCGATTTTATCCGATTTTCAGGATACGATCCCAAGACAGGAAGCATGTGGATGCAGCGTCTGAAAAAGCCGTGGGAGATTCTATCCGAATTCACAAAACGACTTCGACACGAACGAAGAAAGGAGAGGATGGATAAATTCGTGCGAATGATGTGCGGTTTGGTCTATGCGGTACAAGGGCTTCACGATGGAGGGATCGTGCATCTGGATATCAAGGAGACCAACATTTTTGTGAACCCCGAGACGGGCGAGATCCGGTTATTCGATTTTGGGGTGTCGTGTGATATCGACGGAAAGATTCGAAAATGCCCTTTGGAAAAAGGTCTTTATGGTGTTGGTGGATCACCATTGTATATGCCCCCCGAATATTTTTTCGGGTGGAAACCCCCCACAGAAGAGGCGCTTTTTGAGGCCATGAAGAAACGAGATATTTACAGCGTCGGTCTCGTTATTTACGAGGGGTTGTACGGAGTGGTACCGATCGAATGGTACGGGACCGTCGAGAACGAGAAAAAAATCGCGAGATTGTACCACAAAGTATGGCATTTACCCTTTTCTTCTTCGTTTTCACAAGTGCAGAGAAGAATCGATTTATACGAACAAGGAAAGAAACCACCCTCCGAACAACAAATGCAACGACATGTCGAAATATCCAAACTATTTAAACAGTGCACCAAACAACGGCCGTGTTGTGAGGCAGTAAGAAGGTACGATACCATGTTGCGTTTAAACCCGATGAAAAGGCGGTTTGCGTTTCCCAAGGAAGCCATTCTAAATATTTCAAATATTTCAAATAATATTCAAAAACGACAAGAGTTGCGTCGTCGTCAACAAATGTTGTCCTCCTCATCCTCATTGCGTTCCTGAAAATACTGCAGAATCTGTTCGCCCACATGTCTTGGAAAAGAGGCAGGAGATGGGATAAGAATGCCCTGTTCATTGGGTTCGACGTGGGTGTAGGGATTATAATTGTTTTCTGTCAGGATCGACCATCGTTCCGTATACTTGCGATTTTTTCGATCCCCATGAAAATAGTGTCGTAGGACGGTCGGGAGGTAACCAAGACGAATGTCTCGTCCCATTTTTTCCTGGTACTCTACCAAATATTGACAAAAACTTTCGGGTAAACCATGAAACATTGCACTCTCAATCTGTCCTGTAAACGCAAACGCCATGAACTTATCCCCGCCCCCACAAATGGCACGATCCAACAAACCGCCCATCTTGTCGTACAATGTCCTTGTTATCGCATAAGCAAACCCTGGATGCCAGAAATTTATCCCGGGAATCCCGTTATACGCCATACCTCGAACATGTTCTTGTGCAAAACTTGGAGTCACCATCAGCGCTTGTTCTCGGCGGTTCATTAACACGGCATAACTGAAAAGTTGAACGACATCGTATGTACCTCCTAAAAGCAAACGGAGAGCATCCGATGCCCAATGAGGGGACTCGAATTCGATATCAGCATCGATCCACGCCATCGCTTTCCAATCAGGTGGTAAAAGACGACGAACACCGAGGTTAATCATATTTTCCTTGTGCCACAAAGGCGTGGGCGCCGTCAGTTGTAAATGACGAGGATCGGAGGACACGGTCATGTGAAACTCTGGATCCTGTGGATCCTGTGGATCCTGTGGATCCTGTGGATACATATACACCATCTCCACAATATATAGGATGATATGATCCTCGAAAGCATGCATTCTCTTGATAAATTGCCTCGCCAGTTCGTAACGTCGACGATACCGACACGGATTCGATATCACCATCAAACAATGTAGTTTTTCATGGGTCATATGAGTTATTCTACTCCTATCATTGATAAATATATAAATTCCAATCGAATAAATTACGGGGGGTTCATAATTTATTATCCATGTCGAGTTCATAAGTTCATAAGTTCATTATCATTATATTCATATAGCATTCATATTGCGACAATATGGATGGATTTTTATATTTTTATTTGTGAATTTGTTCATCATCATCATCATCATCATCATCATCATCATCATCAAAACATTTTTTAGGCATCTTGAAGAGACTTATTCATCGTAATGTTATTATCATTTTGTAAACAGTCACGTTCCATCGTACTTAGGCTCTGCAACGATTCTTCCAATATCTTCATATGGTTCAAGACATTAATCTCGTCTCTTCCCCATCCAGCAACTGGGGTGGTCGATGGTCCTGGTCCTGTTCCTGATCCGAGAGGTATGTTGAAAAAGGGTGGTAGGACGAACTCTCGTGGTCGCAATGATGAACTGGAAGGGCCTCGGAACGATCTTGGATTCTTCAACACTGGATTTCTCATGTTTACCCAATCAATGCCCACCCCCTCTATTCTTTTTCCACACAAGGCCAATACAACATCGGAAGACCTCCGCACCGATAACACAGAATCAATGGGTGGAACACAAGGTAGGCTATGTACATAGGCCACGATACAACAGGCCAGTTGGGTCGAAAATAACATTCCCCATGCTCCAGGCACACAAATCAACAAAATCATCATCCACCACCCCGACGCACCAATACTACCGAATAATAACGACATGTTATTCACCCCGACACCCTGTAGTGGTTGTGGTTTTTGCTGGATATGTTGAAACCAATGAAGAATTTGTTTATTTCCCCAGTATTTGAATCCTGTCCACACGTATTTCCCATGATTTACCACCACCGTCATTCGTGTCTGTGGGGGTTGTGGTGGAGGTTGTGGTTGAGATTCAGTTGTCGTGGTCGTCGTCGTTGTCGTCGTATTTCCCCGCAATTTACGAATCTCATAAAACACCCTCGCGATACCCGTGACATCCATCCATTCCGTCATCAACGGGAATATCCCGGGAAAAAGAATTTCAAGCCTGTCCAGAATCGCAACCCAAATCACAATATCCCCCAACAACCCCGTGGTGATGGTGATGGAATTGCCAAGAGTACCACTACCACTACTACTGATCCCAAGAATCATCGCCCGGACCATTAAAATATATTCCATCAAAACCCATTCTTTCTCTGTTCCCCATGGTGGAGATACACGAGGATCCATCCACCACATCGGCATGGTCACCACAACACTCCTCCACGACGGAGCCCATAACAAACCACAAATTGGTATTCCCCACACCAACCAACTTGTCACCTCCTTCTTTACCGATCGCATGGAACTCGTTACCCTATCCCACAAATTCGTCAAGCTTTGCATATAATAATAAATGTATGTTCCTTTCTTTTTTATATTTGTTCTCCGAATGTTTAAATGTCTTGCATCATTTTTGCACACTGACAAAATGGGAAGGGTGGGGTAGGAGTGGATGATGGTAAAAGTTTTCCATGATGGGTGTCCAAGTATTTTTTTGTTGTATTACACCCACCATCTCTTTTCCCCAGTCACGGAGCCATGACAATAATTTTTCCAATGGGTACGTACTGGCAGTGATGTAGGGAGAAGAAACCAGTCGGCTCTCCATCTCGATAATAAGGTACAAGTCATTTTTCATCATTTGACGACACGCGTCATAAAAATCCGCTACACTGAATCGTTGCGTGTAATAGTATATATATTTTGAATTCTTTGAACGTTCCCCCATAGACCGGTCCAATACATTGCCCTGACAAATACACGATACCGTATCATAAAACATGGAGGACAATCCCGTACACCACGGTTCGACACCTTGTTTCAGTCCTGTCTGCATCTGTGCAAAACTATCACGACGCATCTTCCGTGTAATGTGAAGTTTGTTATCCTTTAACCACGTTATAGGAAAAGGAATATCATCTGAAGAGGATGACGTGGTGTCATCCAACAGCACGAGATTGCATAACGAATCCATACAGTACCCCAAAAAAAGAGATGTCTTGATGATACTAAGGATCGACATGGACACCTCTTCGTTCGGATTCGAATTATTTGATGTCACCGAATTATCCAACCCAAAAAAGTTTCCGGGAAGCATAAGAGATAGATCAGAACAATCCTCATGAGATACTTGAAACGCCCCACGAAGAAGGTGTCCCACATCCGTGTTGGTGATCTGAAGCCGATCTCGAATCCTACGCACCCACAGACCCACCGGCAAAAATAAGTTCACAGGAACCGAGGAGGACAATAACCTATTCTTCACCTCCATGAGTGAATCGGAGATTGCCATCCACTCTTCCTTGTTGATGTTGTCGTGACATGTTGTCATGGCGCGGCGTGCTTCCACAATTCCATTAATCCTGTCTACTATCATTTGCGACTTGTCCATCTCCTCGGTGTAGAGGTGGGGTGAGAATGACATAATCACAATTTAATGAGTTAATGTAAAATATAAAATATAAAATATGTTACCCCTCACAGCAATTTCTGCACTAAAACCACCTACCGTGGTTGTGGTGGATCATTTTTATGAGGAGCCGGACAAGGTTCGATCGTATGCCTTGCAACAAGAATTTAAGGAACATCCAAAGTATCACAAGGGGAAGCGAACAGAGAGACAGTTTCTTTTTCCGGGGCTCAAAGAACGATTCGAGGAAATTCTGGGTCGTGAGATTGTGTCATGGGACAAGTATGGTGTGAACGGGTGTTTCCAGATCTGTGTGGCCGGAGAACCTGTGGTGTACCATTTCGATGCCCAGGAGTATGCCGGAGTGGTCTATCTGACACCCGAGGCGCCATTGGAGGGGGGAACACAGCTTCTTCAGAGCCGGAGCACAGGAAAGATGAAGATCACGGATGACAGCGAGCACCAAAGGGTGTTTTCAAGGGGATACCTGGACCCCACCCTGTTTAATGTGGTGGATACGGTGGGGAATCAGTTCAACCGTTTGGTGTTGTGGGATGCCAAGGTGTTTCATTGTGCGCAATCGTATTTTGGAAACTCGAATGAAAACGGTCGATTGTTTCAGCTCTTCTTTTTTGATGTGGGGAAACCATTGAAACGATCGTATTAACGGTTTAAAGGATTCCAACCGAACGAAGAAAATATAAAAGATGTATGCCACATTCGAACAGGTCGGAAAGGATACCGATCCTACCGTCGAAAGAGTCTCCATTGATCTACCGAATGATTTAAAGACGTGGAAAACGGTGGTGAGCAACCATCCGATTGTGGTGTTGTATATTTGGAAACAGAGTTGTAACCCGTGTGTGATGATCAAGAACCGGTTTGAGAAGTGGGCGACGTCCATCAAGCAACGGTATGGGGATGTCAATAATATTGTATTGTTTGTAAAGGATTGTTTGGATCAGCACGGTCCTGTTCCTCCAGACGGGACTCCCTCGTTTGTGCACAATCGTATGGCCAATATGGTTCCTTACTTTATTATTTATTTCAACAACAACATTGTATTTAAACATGCTGGGTTTGAGTCGGGGATCTTGGAAAATTTTATCGACATGTGCATGACCGAGTACCAGGAAACATTGGGTGCCAACCCTCCACCACCGGCAGAGTCAGAGACGGTCGTGGAGAAAGGCGCCAATATTCAATTCTATTCCTAAATTGTGCGTATGCGCCGCACACCGCGCCTGATCGAGTGCGTATGCGCCGCACACCGCGCCTGATCGAATGGGTGATGGGTTATTATCGGATGTACACCAGGAAACCCTGGCCACAGTGTGCGTTGCGCCGCACACCGCGCTTGATCGAATGGGTGATGGGTTATTATC